CTGATGTGTACTCAATACGCTCAACAGCAATCTCGCAGTGAGAGTAAGGCCCTTTTGTCAGTTTACGGGTGAGCCAATCCGAAAAGCGCGCCAAAAGTGCGGTCGGTTTCAGGCCTGTTTTTTTACCTTTGTAAAGTGCTAAATAAACCTTATCCATTATTATAAGCCTCCATCAAGTTATCCATTTGTTTGATGATGTCATCATAGATTGATTGCATTTGCTCAAGCGTGAGATTGGGTTGTTTTAGCTCATACTTGCGCATGCGTTGATTTGCTAATTCGACTTGCAGTTTCTCGAGCCCTGCCGCTTGCGTCAAAATAAGATTTGTCGCTGTTTTATTATCCAGCCCGGCACGTTGAGCAAAATCCGTGATATAACGGCTACATTCGCCTTGATAATTTGAGGATTTGTACGCTTCTGCCGCCGCTTGGCGCTCACGATACTCACTTTCAAATCGTGTCCATGTGCTGTATATCGTGGCCGCATGAGAATCAATATTTGCAATAAGTTGATTCTGAGTTTCAGCCAAAAGTGCGGTCATTTTTTCAGGCGAAATCACCCACGCTTTGCCGTCCCACTCGTGGGCATCGGACGGACGCAATGGACGAGCGTAAAACGACCCGTCTTTAAATGTAATGTCATCGCCGCTAATCGCTAAATATTGCTGATATTGTGCGTCTGACAGCTCAATGAGCGTTGATTTGTCAACGTTATAAAGCGCAATAAAATCGCTATCAATCAACTCAAAATGCCCGTCTTTATCAATTATTTTTAGCAGAAACATATTAATAACCCTCGACTTTAATCATCATATCCAGCGCTTCTTCATAGCCGCCCGTCCATCTTTTAACGCAAAAGCTCAACCTATTTTTTATATCGCCTTGTTTTTCAAAGGCCCACAGCGGTCTAATCCATTCTGCGGCTTCTGCATCTGTCGTTACTTGTGACGTGACGCCTGCACCTTCCGTTCTTGATAATGTGGCTTCCGCCCAAGTTATTTTTTGGGGCATGGACGTCCATAATTCTACGGGGATTTCCGGGCATCTACCTGAGCCACCGACAGCTTTTTCCGGCGCAAACCAGTTAATCCGAAAATTTTGGAGGTGGAAAAATTGAACAATTCTGCCATCCGGGTACACCTCGGTATAACCAGTCACGCTAATGCTTTTGCTTGTCCCATTATCCCAATCCGCGCGCGTGCCTTTTATTGTGCGAGAGTAGTTTTTACGCACGACATTTTTAATCAATGTTGTCACGCCGCTACTAAAATCAATAATGTCTGACGTTGTGTGTGTATGATTGCGGTCAGCTTTATCTTGTAATCCTTGCGCTAGACGTCCTGCGTCTAACGCACCAATATTAACCACCTCACCGTGCGACTTAACCCAAAATTCCACGCCGTCAAAGCTGTTTAGTGCTTTGATGCAAAGTTTTAGCACAAGTGATTTTGGTCGGTTTTCATCTGCCGTTGGCACTACTCTCGATGCATCAAATTCGATGTATCCTTTTGCACCAGTGCCGCCGTCATGATAAACACCTGTTCGGGCTCCGCGATAAACCGCGCCGTCGATGTCGCCCGCATGCATTCCGAGATGTTTACTAGTAATATTTCGGATGGCATCTTCTTGCGTTTGCCCAACTGACAACCCCGCCCCAGCATTACGAATAAATCTATACGCAGCTTTTGGCACCTCCGAAATGGAGCCGTATTTAGCAACTAAATGGCGATATAGTTCGGGATAGCGTTGCTGTGTGACTTGCGTGGAGATCTCATCAAAGGCAATCCAGCCTGCGGGGATGTTATCCACGGCAAAATAAGCTGTCATGCCGACATCACTACGCGTTAGATCAGGCAACGTGTTGGAGTTACCGAGCACTTTAAACAAATCCGGAAACGCGGATGCGTTAAACGTTGATCCGTTTGCGCGTAAAAATCCGTTGGGATTTGTTACCGCGCTTGGAAATGCAACAATGGCACCCACCGGCAATCCTTTTTTCGCGGCTTCGCCTACGGCAAATTCGCTCGCAAATTTGTTCTTATCTGTGCCATCGCTTTTGTGTGAAATGGGTAAAATGCCCGCGGTAGTTTCTGTCGCCGCTTGGGCCGTCCATTTTGTTTCTGCCTTGTCGTATGCCTTTTTAACCGCCTCACTGGTCGCCACGGTGTCAGCGCTGTTGCTGTCGATTGCGCTTGATTTTTTACTATTAGGGATGTAGTTAGTGAGATTGCGTGTAAGTGCATCGATAAATGCTTTGAGTAACTTAATCGCTTTCGGTGTGGCTGCCATCTCTTCCGAGTCGGAATCGTACCCAGAATAGAGTTGCACCTCACCTTTTTTCGTTGTAGAGGCTTTTTTGCGGTTGTCATCAATAATCTTAACAATCGCCTCATAAAGTTGATTTTGCTTATTTTCAACTGGGGTAAACCCTGCTTTTTGCAACACATAATGCGCTTCGGCTTGCACGTCGCGCACACTGTCTTGCACGTCATTTAGCCACGTATCTGTCACGCGTGTGCCTTGCTCGCCGGTGGCAGGGTTGCCAGCGTGAAAGCGCTTATCCGGTGAATCAATTTCGGGTAGTAAAGTTTTCATTTATTGTCTCTCTATTGATATGCAAAGTAACAGTATGTGTGAGCGGGTTTTAAATCGCGAAAGAACTCCTCAATAATCGGATCACCAAACTCAACCAAGTGATCACCGGCAAACGAGCTGCCGGCTCGGAAATACACGATATTGTCGTCACCGTTTAACACCGTCACCCGCCACATATAAATCAAGCTCTCGCGTGGCTCGTTGCGAAATTGCACTAAGTCACCGGGATTAGGCAGGTCATTTTGTAACGGTGAAAACTCTTTAATTTGAATCTGATAACCGATACTTTCTGCAATGCGCGTAAAGTACGGAATAGACAAGCCGCCAACGGCATTAAGTTGCACGATGACGCGTTTAACACGCTCTTGATAAGACTTGCTTAAATCCGTTTTAATCCCGCATACGCGCTCCCAATCGGCTAACATTTGGTTTGATGTAGCGGGTTCAATAACGCTCAAAATTTCCATCGCACTTTTTTGTAACCGGTCAAACGCATTGCCGTCCACTTCGCATTGCGCAACAAAATGTTCGCCATTGATGTTGTAGCTCACGGGCGGATAAAGCTGTTTTAGCGCGTTAGCATGTTGCATTAGGCCATCTCCGTCACGGTGATTTCGCCCAAGCGAAACCACTCAATTTTGTTGATAACGTCCGCTTTGCGGTTGGCATTCGGGGCAACAAAATGGCGGTCAACCACGCCGATTAAATCACTTACAACAGCTTCACACTGCGACACAATTAAATCATCACCCGGAATCAAACCGTTAAAATAATCAGTCAGAGCATTGCGAATAGCGGTTTTAATGTCATTTAATGCCACGCCACTAATTTTGACTTGGATGTTAAAATTGACTTTTGTCACATCCGGTTTAACAACTTTGCTTTCTTTCGCTGTCACTGGGCGTTCGTCATCAATATAAGCCTGGGCACGACGCACTGTGTCATCATTTGGCACATCATTGTCTGCCGTGATAGCAATATCGACTGTGCCAAGCCCTCGGCGTAGCGGGTAAACATACGCTTGTTCAACCCCGTCCACATCTAACGCCCAGTCTTTGTAATCGTATCGGTTGCCACCTGCTGCAGGTCGGCGGATTTTATTGAGCAAACGCTCCAACAATGAGCTATCGCTTTCTTTGTTGGTTCCGCCGACCACGTCATTTAATACAACATCCGAGCTAACGCCAACAGGCGCAGCCATAAACGATCCTTTTGTAGCGGTTTTAATGTTTTGCGCCGCACCCGTAGCAAGGGAGCGCACCGTAACAACCGCAGTGCCATCGGCGGAAATCACCGCTCTTTCGGTTGTTTCATAAAAGCGCCCGTCTTCGGTTTTGATTTGTAAACCAATAGCAATCACTGCATCAGGATTGCCGCTAATAGTGGCCCCTTTGCCTGCTGCATAAGTGGCATTACGACGGCGCAAACCGCGCAAACCTGCATGTTTTTCTAAAA